ATGAAAAGACTCACAGACAAGGAAGTGAAGGCGCTCAAGACCCAGGCAGCTGAAGCTGTGGGTGGGCGCGGTGACGGGGCGCTGGTGTTCAAGCGCAGAGACTCGCAGACCATCGAAGCATACTACCAGTATTTTTTTGACGGCAAGCGACAGATGCTGAAGCTGGGAAGGTATGGGCAGATCAGCCTGGCCGAGTGTCGAGCAAAGGCCACGGATCTGGCAGCGCAACGCGGGGAGCATCCAGACCTGAAGGGCTGGCTGGCTGAATCAGAGGAGGCAGAACAGGAGGAAAGCCGCAAAGCAGCCCAGGCTGCAGCGGCTGAAGCACAGCGGGGATCATTGCAGGATCTGCTGCAGGACTACGCCAGCAACCTGTTGGCCACCGGCACCACCTCAGCAAAAGAGATTGCGCGGATCATCCGCGTGGACTTCATCGACAAGCACCCAGACATAGTAGCCATGAAGGCCCGGGACATTGAGCCTGAACAAGCCCTGCAGCTGCTGGCCCCAGTATGGGAACGCGGTGCCAAGACGCAGTACAACCGCGCCCGCACCTACCTGCACGCCGCCTTTCAGTACGGACTGCAGGCCGAGTATGATATCGGCCGCAAAAGTAGAAAGGTGTTTGGCCTGGTGCACAACCCGGTGGCCGCCATACGCAAGCAGCCCGAGGGCGAGACAGCGCATGAACGCGCTCTGACAGACGCCGAGCTGCACCACTTCTGGCACAACTGCATCAAAGCCAAGAAGGTAGGCGAGCTGACCACCCTGCTGCTGCAGTTTGTTATAGCCACAGGTGGCCAGCGCCCGTACCGGCTGATCGTTGCGCCTTGGCCAGACTATGATCTGCAAGCCAGAACCGTTCGCACGGCCAGCCTCAAGGGCCGAGGCAAGGCCCGCGTGCACCTGATCCCCCTCACTGATCGCGCCATAGAGATAATGCTGCGCGTCAAAGAGATCACCGGGCACCACCCGTGGCCGTGGAGCTTTACCAGCCAGGCACCCATCAACATCAGCACCCCACGCAATGCCGTGATCCGGTTCTGTGATGACAAAGACGCCAGCATCAACAAGGAAACCGGCGAACGCGTACAACCCTTCACACCCCGCGACCTGCGCCGCACTGCCAAACAAATCATGCAGCGCGCCGGCATTGAGCCTTACCTGCGTGACCTGCTGCAGGATCACAACCAAGGCGGCATAGCCAACAAGCACTACGCCAACAACCCGGACGCAGCCATGCCAGACAAGTGGCGGGCGATCAATGCGTATGACCAAGCTCTGAACGATATCATCAGCATTGATCACTGAGGGGCAAGGGACTGCCTCTCAACACACCCCAACACCTGCACCGCACACGACTCAAGCGCACCCTCCACATCATCCAGCGCCTGCCGCCAATCGTCAGTCACCACCAGCGGCGAGCGGCCCGGTAGTTGGCACGGCACCAGGTTGCACGTCACCGGCGGCGCGGTAGGCGGCGGGATCGGTTGTGTTGGGGCGGGCGTAGAGCAGGCCGAGATCAGTAGGCACAGCAGTGCGCAGGTAATCGCTGATAGTTTCGTCATTGCGTTTTAGCTCCTCGAGCGCGCGGCCATGCTGCCGGGCATTAGTAGCGATGGTTTGACCCATTTGCCGGATCTGGCGGTCTAGCTCTGCCAGGCGTTCCTGTTGCCTGTGATGCCCTTCCAGCACTTGCGCTTGCAACTCGATCTGCAATTGCGCTTGGGCCAGCTGCTGCTCTGCTGTATCAGCACGCTGCACATGCAACTCAATGCGCGGGCTGACAATCCACCACGCACAGGCCGCGACCACAAGCAGCACAGCCAGCCAGGGCAGAACCTTTTTCATCACACTCATTGCGCTAAGCATTGATCACATCCTGCGGGCTGAATGCCCCGCTCCAGGTACCGTACAAGAACACCGCGCGCGGCAGGTTCGGCAGGCCGAGATCCCCGCGCCGGTCAACGTGGCAAAAGCCGTCATGCAAACCGACCGCCCAACCGAGCCGCCAGGCCAGCCGAGCAAAGGCCAGCTTTGTGCGCGTTGACCAACTGCGCCACTGAATGTCTGCACCCATGGTGCCCAGCGTCGGCCACTTGGGGTTCTCAGTCAGATGCAAGCTGTTCGGGTGGCCACCGGCCCCGCCCTGCTTGACCGGCAGATTGTTATGGCCGGGCGTTCGGCACACGCTGTTCGGACTCAGCGGCCGGCCCCACTCACCTCGCAGCACAGGCAGGGCCTGAGCAAAGCGTGGGTCCATCTTGATCACACCCGTACCAGCTATGCCTCTGCCACTTGCATCCCGCTTGCGACTACCTTTGCACTCAAGCTCATGCGCAGGGAAAAACTGAATGGCCGTAGTGACCGGCTGCATAAAACCTCCAGGCATAAAAAAACCGCTTTCGCGGTTATGTTTTGTGACTCAGTTCAAAGCACTACCCTGCCAGGCTGCTATTATTGCCCCGCATCCACACGGAAGTGGGGCAAGTTTGTGCCGCGCCGGGTTTAGCAGTCCCGGCCTTATCATGCACATTCGACCATATCGACCTGCGCTGTCCATCGAATAGACTGGCCAGAAATGCCGGTCGCATTAACAGAAAAAGATCCAAGAGTCGTATTAACACCGAACGCCACGACGCAGGCAGATAGCCCGGACTCTCCGTAGTCCCCGGTGATCGTACTTCCGATTATGGTAACGGATGAGGCAGCCGTAAGGCGCTTCACGAGCGCCTTCCCTTCCCAGCTCTTACACGTATTGGTGACTGTGTTACGCGCTACCACTCGTACCCGGCAATGGAACGCAGAGTTGACGGGCAGTATTATGGTATTGCTACCTGACTCTGACCCACCGTTCGCTGTCAGCGCAGTAGCCGTAGCGTCCGCCGCGATGCGCCGTAACGTAACCCGGCGTACTTGGTTCGCTCCGCGCGCGGAGTCCGAGTTCCCCTCCGCCACAGCGCTATTTAACCCGCGCGTCGTCAAGTACTGCCCACCAACACACGTCGCGTTCGAAGCGTCTGCGAGGTTGTCGAACCCCCACGACATCGAGTTGACCCCCGACGAAGTGTTGCGCTCTCCCCCTACCACCGCGCTGTACGACCCACCCGCAGTGTTGTACCTCCCTGCCCCGATGAAAGAGTGGCCGCCGCTCGCTACCTGCGTCGGGTTGAACCTTAGCATTTGCAGGTCTACCGCCCGCGATCCCCGCTTGTTACCCCCCGCGCTCGTGCCATCCGGTACGCTGAGAGTGAGCGCCCCGCTACCCTTGCTGACAATAGCAAAGTCGATGCTCGTCTCCGACCCTACCGGCGTTATCGAGTGCACGGGCGCAGCGTCATTAGGCGACTCGTCGTGGCGCTCTTCGGTGAACCGAACCATCCCAGCACCGGCGAGCGTATCAGCCGCCGGCAGCTGCGTGACCCGCCCGTTAATCCTGACTAGCGCTCGCCGCGTAGCCATCAGAGCACCACAAAGCTGTCATCATCAGTCACAAGCTCGGTTGTGCTTTTCGCTACGCCGAGGTACTGACTGACCTTGTTGACGTTCGCCACGTCCGTTTCATCAAGCGGGGTGGCTGTTACAGCGCCTGCGGTCCCAAGCCAGTAGCGCACCCCGGGCGTGAGTCCTGTAAGGGAGGCATTTGTGCCGTCAAGGGTATACACCTCTGCGATTGCCGCCTCTGCGACCTCAGCCGCCACGAACCCGTCAGCAAAGCGCCCGTTGCTGTTATCCGCCAGCCGCACCGAGAACGTGCCATCATCATCAAAGAACTGCACAAACTTGCCCGCCGTAAGCAGCTCGCTGGCCACCGCCGGGGTTGTTTGCGCGCCAATACCCAGCGGCATCACCGACATATTGAAGCGCCCATCCGTGTCAAGCGCAGCGATTTTCCCCGCGTCCGCCGCGCCCAGTGAACTGACCACCGCGAACAGTTGTTTAGTTTTACCCGCAACGCGGGCCAGAAAGCCTTGAGCCATGGTATTTACTCCAGTTCTATGGGGAATTGCAGGTTTAAGTTCAGTCGCGTTGCTGATACAGCCACGCCTATCGCCACATCAAAGCCGTCACTGGGCGGGGTTTGTGTCAGCGCCCCGTTTGCGCCAAGCCAAACCGGCCCGGGCGTCCAACTCCAAGCGCTATCATTTACAACCCCACTGCGCTGGATGTTGAGCGGGTTTCCCTGGTCAGCAGCTGTAAGTGCTATACCAAGCAGAAACTCGATGTTTTCATCGTCCAAGTAGCTGAGGGGGTATACGGCCCCGCTTGCTTCGTACACCACTTGCAAGGCGCTGATAGCGACACCTGCAACACGTTGGATTGCAGACCCACCCGCAGGGCCTGGTTCACCGGTTACACCTGGCGGCCCCTGCTCCCCATCCGTGATCACAATCACATCCGGCTCAGCATCCACCGTCACCGCATAGTCGCGCTCTACCTCCAGGGCATAGCAATCGCAGCAATCCATCAGCCTGCCTCCACTGTCAGAGGCCCCCGCCAGTAGCGGTGCCGGGTGCCGTCGCTGTATGTCACGTCCAGGCGGTAGCGGTACCGGCCGGGCGCGGGCATTTGCCCGGGGGTTATCAGCCGCTCGATGGTGCCCGGGCCGGTCACTGTCAGGCCCTCACCCAATGTGAGTTCCAGCACAACCTGATCACCCTGCTCTGGCAGGATCTGCATCACCACATCAGCCCCTGTCAGATCAACCGGCGGGCGGTACCGCAGCTCACCACCTGCAGGCTGCTGGCCCGTGGCGCTGATGCGGTCAATGATCAGGGTGTCTTCATCCACCACGCTGACCCGATGCGGGCGCTGCTGTGGCGGTTCGCGGTTCAGCGCAGTCATGCGCTGCACGTCTGTCAGCCAGCAATGCCAGCTGTCTGACTCAATGCCATGGCCTGGCACTGTCAGGCGTACCGGGGCGCCTGCGGCAATAGCCGTGACGGCGCGGTAGACCCAAGGGCCGGGCTGCATAATGCGTAACGTGCTGCGGTGCGTAGTGCCAGCGGTCAGGCACAGGGGTACGTTAGCCGGCTGCATGGGCAGGGCTCCTAATCAAAAAGGTGGCAGACTTAAAGAATGGGCGTGAGCGTTAAGGTTATTTCATCATCGTCCGGCCAGCTGACCGCAGTTTCACCCAGGTCAATTTCCATGGCCCAGCCAGGCAACCCGCCGAACTCCTGATACAGCAACTCACCCTCCAGATCGGTGGGCAAGTCGGTACCCGTGACGGTATAGAAACCGGAGGTGATCGGCTCATCTGAATACCCCGACAGGCTGAGCGCATAGGTGGTAGGCGAGCCCGTTGCATCGGTGAACAGCAGCGCGCGATCGAGCAGCAAGCCAGGCGAACCCCCGATAGAATCTGATGCCGACACCAGCACACCAAAGGAGCCGTCACGGTAGCCACTCTCGGTGAACCCAGAATCCGTGAAACTGCCGGCCTCAAAAACAAGCTCAACAGGATCAACTGCACCGCCGCCCTCAAGCGCATCCAGCCTTTCAAGAATGCCGGCGATTACTTCGGGCGCAATCTGCGCCTCCTCCAGATCTTGAATGCGCTGTATCAGCCCCGTCAGTACGCCGGCCGTCAGGTCGGCAAAGATCACACTGCCCGCCGGCCAGAGTTGCGCATCTGTGCCCTCCAGGCCGCGCTCAAGGCCCGCTGTGCCATCCACGACAACGGCCTCCAGAATCTCCCAGCGGGTGGGCTGGGTTTGGCTATCGGTCACGGTCAGGCGATAGGTGCCATCGGGCAAACTCAGCGCAGCCGAGGTTGCTCCGGCAGTCAGTGTGATTGGCTGCCGGTAGTTGTTGATAAAGTTCATAGAGCCCTCAGACGTATACGCAATTGGCGGGGGTATCCCGCACGTACTCACCGGTTACTGCGTTGTAGGCACCAAACAGGCCAAAGCCCGGGCTGGCAAACAGCGTCTGCTCACCCTGGTAGCTGAAGCTGCCCGGTATAGTGATATCCCTGCAAGCAATGGCCTTGACCCGGTAGTGGCTGTCCGCTGCCACATTGGTGTGGCTCTCGCACATCAGGGCCAGCATGTGCGTGTTGTAGCGGCAGGGCTGCACACGGGTGCCGGCGTTAAGCACACCCAAAAACCCGATGCTTTGCACAAAACTGTTAACCGCATCGCCTGCGTTGTTAATCGCGCTGACCATTGATGCCAGCCCAATAGTGCTAAAACCATCATTGTCGCCAGTGCTACTCACGGTTTTGCTGTCAAGCTCTGCACCATCAAAGCTATGCGTGGTCGTCCTTGTTACAGATGCTGTAATGCTGCTGTCATTTGGCGGCAGCAGGGTGAAGCCAGGCGGGTTCACAATGTCAAAGTTACGAAAGTCGTTTATCGGCCCGGCCTGCGTCCATGTCCTGTCTGTTGTACTGCTGCGCGAGCCTGATGCAGTGGCCGTAAACTCGCTGACGGTAACCCCGTCATTGCGCAACCGAATGCTGAGCGTGCTGCTCATGGTCAAACCAACTGTGCTGGTGACCGTGTAGCTAGGCATAACCAGCCCATCCTCAATCCGAGGCGGCCAGTTATAAGCTGGCGACGACCCAGAAGCCCTCTCCTCTACAAAACCTTCGCCGGGAGTCGATGAGGTCACAGAGTGGTTAGCCGTGGCCACAGCCGTACTGTGCGCCTCAACATCCAGCGTGATGTACTTGATAGCGCCTTCAAGGTAATACGCACCAACAACCCTGCCCGGAATCTTGCGGGTAACTGTCCGGGCAAAGGGCGCATAAAAGTTCGGACTACCACTGGCAAAACTGATCGGCTGCACCTCAAACTCAAAATCGGTGACGATGTTAACCCCGCTGGGCGTAGTGCTATCCACCTTCCAATACGGCGCGCCACGCGGTCCTTCATACGGCGGGCCATCAGGTAGATCGTCTGTAAACTCATAATCATCAATCAGATCATCATGACTCCACAGCAGCTCCCGTTCTGCCGTTATCTCTTCACCTGCTCCGCTGAGACGGTATTCCCACACCTCATAAAGCCGGCCCCTGTAGCCGTAATACTCAGGGAAGCCAGCAATGCCAATCAGAATGCGATCGCCCTGCTCGGTGGCATCCAGCACAGTCCAGCCAAGCGCCACACCTGCCAAGGCAGATCGATACGCGGGCAGCGCATTCAGCGAGTTCACCGCGCTGGTATACAGCGGCGGGTCTGCGGGAAAGGTCTGCGGCAATCCGAGCGTCAAGGTACCGCGCACCTGCAGCGTGGGTTCAGCTAACAGCTGGTTGGTAAAGTTGATACGCCAGCCCTGTGTGCCGTCAAAATACATCAGCACAATGCTGTTGGTACCCGTAGTCCCGTAGCGGTATGGCATGAGCATGTCTGCACGCCAGACCGCCCCTGCCTCATCAGCCTGCGCCTGCTCAACAGGGTCCAGCTCTGGCACGTAAGCGCGCGGGTCCTTGTAGCGGTAACTGGCCCCGCTAATACCGCCATGCCCTGCCACCGGCGCAAAGCCCACTGGCAACTGCCGAGCATTAGGCAACGTCAGAATGTACTGCTGGCTGGGCACCTGCGGTGCCGACTGCAAAGCCAGTCCATGCCACGGCAAACCAAAGTGGCTGATCTGCCCAGGCATGTGCCAGGTAAAGCGATCATCAAACATGGCTACACCTGTGGGTCAGCAAAGTTAAGCACCACCAAATCACCGTTGGCGTCATACATCTTTAGCGACTCCAGCGGGCGAATGGCCACGGCAATAGCAAAGTCATTGGCGTAAACAAAGCTGCTGAAAGGGTGGTACGTGCGCTCAAGCTGCGGCACACCAGCCAGCCCCTCGGTCAGAGGACTGGCAATACCGCCGCCCGTACCACCCTGCCCCGGCTGCAGGTTCACCTCGTTATACCCCCGGCGTGCAGGTATACCCCCGCGTGGTTCCTCACGCGGTAGGCGTGGGGGTTGGCGTGGGGGTGGCATGATATCCACCAGGTCATCAAACAACCCGCCGCGCAACCGCACATGCCGGGAGTTCAGCTCTGATTGAATGTTGTCTGAGCGCTCTTGCAGGTTGCTTCTGATGCCACTACTGCGATCATTTAACCGATCACGAATGCCGGCTTTACGCTCGTCTGATCCTGTCGTCATGCTCAAATCTCCAGCTCATCAACCGGCGGCGCCACGCGGTACACCACCAGCTGCTCTGCGGTGTTTTCATCGCGCCACTGTGCCGGTATTTCAGGGGTGTCCAGGGCAAAGCGCCGTGGGTAACGCAGCGCGGGGTCACCATTGCCAATAGAGTAAGGCCCAGCAAAGCCGGGCAACTCAGGGTCATACAGCGGGCTATCTGCGCGTAGACCCAACTGCGTGGGCTGGGCGACTGTCACACCAGGCGAAAAGTCATCAACAAACTCAGGCGCCGCCGGCACAACCAACGGATCGGCCACTGCCGCACTGGCACCGCGGCTAACGGCCAAGGTTATGGTCAGCAGAGCGGCGCCGGTTTCAATGTCCAGATCATCGTTCAGCTCTACCACCGTGCCGGTAATGCTGGCCTCATCACTCAGGCTCAGGCGCTGGCCAAGGTCAACGCCCAGGGCGTGAGCCAATGGCACCTGCCACGTCACGCGGTTGCCACGCTGCGCTGACAGCAGCTCAACAGAGGCCCGGCGCAGTGCCGTGGACACGGCAGCATCAAGCCGGACCTGGTCGCGCCGGGGTAGTGCATCTACCGGATCATCACCCGCCTCAGTTGCCACACCAAAGCGCGTAGATTCCCAAATGCGATCCGTGTCTGTGTCGGTATCCAGCACCACCCTGTTGCGCTTTATCACCTCGCCTACCGCATCCACGGCGGCGGTAACCTCCACCCTCAGGCGGTAGGCCTCTATCACGCGCTGGCTCCAGCGCAAACTGGCGCCCACGTCACAACCCAGCAGCAAATCAGTGTTTTTGTTGTACCAAGGGCTAGGCAGGTCTGGCAGATCGCCGGGCAGGCGATACCAAGCTGCCGAGGTTACAAACCAGCCAGCCGACTCCACAGCCTCTATAACCATGGGTATGTCGGGTAGCTCGGTGGAGTCCATGCGCCAAAACTCAAAGGTATTGGCCGGGTGGCGCCACGTGTAGTTTTGTGACCGCTGGCGGTACCGCGAATAGCGATAGTCCAGCTCAAGCTCAACCACGTTCACGGTATCCACCAGCGAGGCCAGCGCCACGTCCAGGCTCTGGTACACAGTAGTGCCAGGGCCAAAGCTGTAGCTGATGCCCGCCGGGTGCCACGGCGTAATGCGCGGTGCGCCCTGCATGGTTACGTTCAAACTGGCAGCGCGGGTGCTCAGGCGCTCTTGTGCGTAGTCCCAACGGCTGCGACCCTCACGGGCCTCAAACACATCAGCAGACCACCAGCCACCTACCAGCAGGTCAATGGCGTCAAACTCCATGGCCTCTACGCTGGCGGCCAAACGCGTGGTCGCCTCGCATACCAGCACACGGCTGAGCACATCAAACTCAGGCTGCACCAGGTAGCCGGTAAACCGCCGCACGCTTACCTGCGGATCACCCTGCACCACAAAATCCATATACACCGGCGCACCGGTAAAGGCCGCCACGTCTACAGGGTCTGGCCCCAGCCACAACGCAAAGCTGAATACGCTGTCACCATCCTCTGCGCGCATCACCCGCAGCGCACCCGTCAGGCGGTCGGTGTAATCCTCACCGCCCAGGTACAAAACCAGGCTCCAGGCAAAAGAGCCGCCCTGCACCACAGGCACCGGCTCAGCGGCATCAGTCACCGCCAACCCGTTCAGCGGTACCGTGTTTAACGGGTAGGCATTAAACATCCGTCATACCTCCTCACAGACGATCTGCCACTCGTTGTCACGGCCAGAGCCTGATTCGCTGGGCCTGCTGGCCTGCACCATAAAACGCGGCAACCAGCCCACGCTGTAAAACACCGCACCGGCCACCGGGGTAATGGTGACCTCACGGCCCACCACCACAATGGGCGTGCGGTGGTGGCTGTGGTCAGCAAAAATGGCATCACACCAGGCGGGCACATCCGGGCGCACATCCGAGGTCAGGGTGCAGGTGAGCGCCGTGGTGTTCAGGCGTCGGTCCTTGGTGCACAGCAGCTCCAGATCCTGGCTGAAATCAAGGGACTCCAACCCCGGACCCATCCAGCCGGCGCCATTGATCACAATGGTCATCCTCTCCCAGTGCGTCATTTGCACCAGTTTGCCACCGTGCATGCGCACACCTGTTTTGCCGCCCACTGGCTCATAGGCAACAGGCGCCGGGCCAGATAACACAGGCACGACCACACCACCCAAAACCAAGGGATACTCAGGCTGACTCATGGTTAACGCCTCTTCAGTTTTTCGCGCCGCACATAATCAGCCAGCTCAGCCAATGCACCCGACTGCGCCATAACAGGTAGCTCACGGCCACCGGGCAGCTTGATCACGGCGGGGTTGTTGAAGCCGTCGCCACCACCCACCAGACCACTGGCAATGCGCGCAGACTCATCCGCGTTATAGATCCGCTCACCACCGCGCAAATTGATCAGCTCAGGCCCCATTTCACCCACCCACGCCAAGCCGGGGGGTGCGCTACTGGTGCCGGTAGCAAAGCCTGGTATGTCAAGGCTTGGGGCGGTGCCGGGCGCTGTGACGCGCACAGGCAGAATCAGCTCCTGCCCCAACTGATTGGCAAGCGCAGTAATCCGATCACGCACGGCATTCAAACTAGCCTCATCCATCTCAAAAGAGATAGGCGCGTTTTTAAGCTCCTCGGCCTGCGCGGCAAGGTCAGCCATTTCCAACTTGATGGCGTTCAGCTTTTCTTCGGCCTGGCTCTGCTCAATGTCATTTGCGGCCAACTCAATTTGCTGAAGCTCGGTTGCAAGGCCTGCAAAGCCGTAAGTATTTTCTCCCGCCCTTTGCAGATCCAGCAGCATTTCAAGCGCTGCCGCTGCCTGCCGCTGGGCATTCTCATAGTCACCAGCCGCAAGCGCTTGCCGAGCACCAAGCTTGAGAGATAGCGCATTACGCACGCTGGCATCTTCAGGCTCACCAAATCCCCGCAAGCGGGTCAAGGCGTCTGAATAGCGGTTCTCGATATCCAGGCGATCTTTTCGCACATCCTCAATGGCTTTAAGAGCATCCTGCTCAGCCCTTACCAGCTTTTTAGCCGCTGCCTCAGCATCCTTTACCTGCTGGTCTTGCAAGGTCCGCAAGCTGGCAAGGTACTCGCGCCGGTCAGATAACTCAGCATCCTGCCGCTCTCTGGCCTCCTGTGCCGCAGCATCAGCCACAGCCTTGACCTCTGCCGTCATCCCTGTCTGCTGCTCAACGATGGTTTCACGCAGCGCCACCAAAGCCTCACGCTTGGCTTTCAGCTCATCATCACTGAACCACAGGCCAGCCAGGGTGGTGCTGAAGCCCGTGCCGTTAATGCTGCGGTCAATGTCGGATATCTGCTGATCAATCTTGTCCAACTCAGCGACCATGCCCGCCGCGTTGGCAGTAATAAAGGCAATGCGCTTGCCAAAGTCCACAAACTCGTTGGCGCCGTTTACGGTCGCGGCCGCAAGAGAAGTCAGCGCACCGGCCAGCCGTACTAGGTTGTCAACCACAACGGGGTCAGACAGCGTTTTTTGCAGGTCTCCCAGAGCATCAATCAGCGGCGACATATCGGCATTGCCGAACGCCTCCAGCAGTGCATTGTCCAGCCGCACCAGGGCGTCACCCACTGTGACGTTCATATCGTCAACAGCTTTGCCAAGGTTATCCAGCTCACTGTTCAGCGCCGGAATGACCCGCTCACTGGTCAGCTCTCCCGCCTCTGCCATGCGGATCAGTTCCTGCCGGCCCACGCCCAAGCCCCGAGCCAAGGCCTCAGCCAGCGCCGGGGTCTTTTCAATCACGGCGTTAAAGGCATCGCCGCGCAGCACCCCCGTTTGCATGGCGCGGCTGACTTGCTGAATCACCGCCTCAGCGGCCTGCCCTTTGGTGGCACTGGCCACCAAGCCAAGGTTAACGGCCTCGGTAAAGTTCAGGATTTCATTGTTGCTAAAGCCGCGCTCACGCAAGGGCTGCAGCGCATTGATAAACAGCTCGGCATTGTTGGTCATGCTGGTGAAGGTGCGGTTGCTTATGTCCCGCAGCCGCGACAAACCGCTTTCGTAATCTTCCTGATTACCGGTAGCCAGGCGAATCCGGTCTGTCATCTCCACCCAGTTATCAGACAGCGACGTAACCGTGCGCAACGCGCCACGCAACGCCTGAACACTGAAGTAGGTTGCAATGGCTCTGCCGGCGGTACGCAACTGCTGATCCATGGACTTCAGGTCGTCATTGACTTCCTTGAATGCCCGGCGGGAATTGTTCTGGCCATCAATAACCAGCTGAGTGCGCACCTTAGACACTAGCCAATCTCCTTCATGGTTTTCTTGAAGTCACCCGGCTTGGCATGGGCAGACCGGGCAACGATCATCGCCATCCGATTGGCGCGGCGATCTTCCTTGTCTATGACATCCATAAAGGCATCAACCTGTTCGCGGGTATAACAAGCAATCTCAGGTAGGCGGTGCCCTGCTCGAATCAGTCGCTGGACGATATCGCTGTATTCAGGCTTTCGACCATGTCCGGCAGGGCGCTTGCGAAAAAACCGCTATTGGCACCCACCACCGCCACCAGCAACTGCACAGCCGTAGCAGCAGGCAGCGTGCGCCTTGCCAGCCAGCCAAGGTCCGTGGTCACCTTCAGCACCTCGCGCAGCTCATCGGCATGCTTCTCGGCATACTGGTTAATCTGCGCAACGCTGGCCCCGTTCAGCAGTTGGATCAACGCAGCTGCAGCCTTACCGTAAAGGTCAAAGTGCTGCAGCTGAACCGGTTTCAGCTTCACCTTCTTGCCATCTACCGTGACGCTTTGCGCCACAGGAAACAGAATGTTCAAACCTGCCATGCGTTTCTCCAGGCAATAAAAAACCCGCCGTAGCGGGTTTGTGTTCAATCAGGGCTTTACAGCAGGTGGGTTCTTAGAACCCTCCGCGCACGCACCATTCGTAAGTCTCTTTCTTGAATGTGTCAATCTGCCGCACCCGCTCCTCAGATCTACTATGGCGCGGACGCTCATAAGCAGAAGTCACAAGCCGACTCATTACCGAATCATTGTGGCTACCATGCCCCACCACAGCCACCAAAGCATCAGCCATCCGCATGCCGGCCTGGTGACCAGACATAACAGAAGCACCCACTTCCTCCATCGTCTTGCATCGGGCTGCAATATCGGCCTGAGAAGGCACAGCAACTCTTGGCGCCAATGCCGCCACAGAATCAGAAATGCGCTGCTCGAAAGACTCAGTGGAGGGAGGGGCAGACGGTGTAATGCCTGCAGCAGAGTACTGCTTATAGCTAGAGATAACGGTTCCAAAAAATGTCGCGAGAGCAAAAACAATAAATGCCGCAAGCAACAGGGCCGGAATAGCGGCCAATACAATTTTGGTCATAAGCCAAACAAGACTTAAAAACGGTATACGTACCGCAACAAGCACACGCTCTGAGTTGCGCTCACGCTCTTCAATAGCGCTGCGACGCGCACGCCCAGCAGCCACATCCTCCCTTGCAGCCAACATGCGCGCACTAACCTGCTCTTTTAAACCAGAGTCGCGGGGGGCGCCCTCAGCGTTTGCAGCGGCCTCCTCGGCTTGCCGAGCCAACACCTTCGCATACACGGCGCCACAACTGGGGCATATATCTGGGCTGGCTGATTGCTCGGCCAACGTCGGCTCATAACTGCACTTTGGGCATTTCATAGAATCCTCCCTGATCAACTCAGGGAGAAATATAGCCCAATGCCTTCAGCCCGTCACGCCGGGAACTTAAGCCTCAACCGCCTGGTGCTCGATCTGCCAGATTGCAGCCTCACCCGGTTCAAAAATGTTCGGGTCAGAGAGCAGCCGAATACTCACCGGGATCACACCAAACTCAGCGCCTTGGTTCAGCGGCATGCCGCCATTCAGGCTGATGCGCGCATAGTGGCACTTGACCCGGCGGCGCTCGTTGGCACCACCCTCGTTGATCTGGCTGAAGGCCACGCGGAAGTATTTGCGGCCCTGAGTAAAGGGCTTGATCAAATCCACCGTGGGGTAGGCATAACTGATCAGCACCGGCAGTCTGTTCTGCTGGCCCGGTACCGGGGTCACCGCAGCAATGGCGGCGGCCAGAGCGCCACCATCCAACACACGAATGCCACCATAGGTCAGGGCATAATCCTCACCGGGCTCGTACTCGGTCTCGCCGTCCTCAGAGGTCAGCGCCGTGACCTCCATGGGAATGTGAGCAGTCAACATGGTGCCACCAACATAGGCATCATGCGGCTCTTCAACTGCCGAGCCAGAGGGCACACGCTCAACCGAGCCGTACAGCGCAATGGCCGCAGCGCGCGGGCTGAAGTCAACCGCCTCACCCACCACGTTAATGGCCGTGGTAGAGGTCACGCCATCCAGCTCAGGCTGACCGATGCGGGTGGGATTATTAACCAGAATCTCAGTTGTTTCTGGCTCTGCAGAGACGTTCTGCAACTTGAAGATTTCTTCATAGTTGTGGCCAGGGTAGTTCGCCACCTCGGTGATGCCACGGAAAAGCTGAGTGTAAAGCTGAGTCATAAATGCTCCTGGCCATCGGCCTAGCGGTAGGTTTCTACGTAAGTCACTGAAAAGTTGAACAACAGGCGCATGGTGTGCACCCCTTGCGCGGGATAGACCGGCGTGGCTTCCTCCTCATCACCAACCAACCCAGGGAACTGCCGGTCAACGTCAAGCTGGTCAAACCCAAAACAACGGATCAGATCAACGTGAGCATCACTCAGGGCGCCGTGTGCTGCCGCCTTACTGAAGAACACTTCAATCTGGTAGCTACGCATGCGGGTGCACTGCTTACCCGCCCGCCCTGTCCGTGAGTCGTTGACCACAGACCATTGGCAATAGGGTGTTGGCTGGTTGTCTTTTGGCGAGTCCAGCGGGCCAAAAACACCTCGCAGGTCTGTGATAAAGCCATTGCCGGGCACGATGGTTTTCAGGCGATCTTCAAGCGCCTGGTCAACTGCTGAGGATCTGGGCATGGGTACTCTCTTTGCCGGTGCTATCGCGGCCCTTTGGCCAACTCGATCTTGATGCGGCGCTCAAACTCACGCCGCAAAAAAGCATTGGTCCAGCGCAAGGTATTTCCCTGCGCCAACCGCTTGAACCAGTAGGCCACCGAGGGTGCCAGGGCCTCACCCAAAGCGCGCTTGTAGGTGTAGGTCCGCACCCTGCCGATCTTCTGGCTGCGCGTGCTCAGGGGTAACTTGCGTTGGGCGCCGGGGTTTACAAACCCTGCCGCCACCTTCTTGCCACCCAACCCAACTACCCAGACCCGCGCCCGGGTCTTATCAATCGCATCAAAGCCCCAGCGCGAATACTCGGTAACAGGTATGCCAGAACCGGACGGGATAAGCCGCGCATCCATACGCCCACGGCGGGCACGCTTGATGACCATGCGCCTGTTGGCTCGCCTTGATGACAGCACACCCCTTAGCGGCTTGGTGAAGCGCTCACGGCGGGTAGCGGTCACCGTGGTATTGAGCGTCCCGCGCAGCACAGGATCAACGCTGCGCTGCACCGTCTTCAGCAGCGCCTCCGCAAAGGGCCGGCCTTGCAGCTTGAGTGATAACTCCATTACGGCCGCTCCAGCCAAAGCCCGCGCACAACGCCGTCATCGGTGTCATCCGCGTAGTCGGTGACGTTATACAGCTCACCATCCACCACCAGCTGATCACCCGGCTGCGGACGCCCCACCTCAATCACCGCCACTTCTGCGCGGGTCTTGTAAGCCGTCACTCGCTGCATTTCATCCAGCACCGGCGCCTCATGCATCAGGTGCACCCTGCAACCAACCGGCACACCCTCGGCGGGCCGATACTCACCCACCAGGCCCACCAGCTCAGAGCAGGCAATCTGCATCTCTACCTGCTGGCCAGTCACGTCGCGGGCATCATCAATCAGCAGCAGCCGACCCTCAGCCCTCAAGTACCGCCCAGCCACCAGCCGGTCATCCCACCAGGCCCGCACCGTCACCTGCGCCGCAGCCCGCAACCCCCGCTGCGCCGCCACCGGCCCCTCCCGCGCCCGAATCCCCACCCACAGCCAATCCAGAGTCTGGGGCTGCAGGTCGGGGGTCAGTTGCAGGAGGTCGGCGGGGGTGTCTAGTTGTCCAATGCGCATGGCTACCTCGGCACAATGTATTCATTCAGCAGCCCATCAATAAAGTTGAGCCGGGCTGTAATGGTGCCAATGACCACAGCAGATGGGTTGGCATAGGCATCAGCAATCTGCACCAACATCCAGTCAACCAGGCTGGCCGGCACATCACCAGGGGCATCGCCGTAGCCAGCCTGGTAATGCACAACCACTTCACCAGCGGGCCAGCCGTTACCAGTTGGCTCAACGCATGCCTCATCGCCTGCAATAGCCACGTACTGCTCTTCAACCAGCGGGACGCCTGCTACCGTTACAGAGAGCACCTCCTGCACTGGCCAGCGCTGCAATGGGATTGACTCGTGCGCACACGGTGTTTGCACCTGCCGCCACTCCTGAGTTATCAGCGCGCGGCGGGTTCTGGACTCGGCCTGCTCCCTGGCCGACTTGATCAAACGGACAAGCCGGTCATCAGCCTGGGTGTGTCGCACATGGCACTGGGCTTTTGCCTCAGGCAATGTAATCGGCTCCACCTGTGGGTCCGCGACGCGAACAGATCGAATGTGCATGATTCATCCCTTATTCCGGGAGCTTGTCTTTTGCTGCCGCGCCCTTGCCCTTCCCGCCCGTAGAAGTCTTGGCCGGGGCCTGTTCTTCAAGGGATAAGGCCTTGCCAATGCGCACCAGCAACTTGGCATCATCAAGCGACAAGTCCTGCGGGGCTTCGTAAGTTTCCCCAGTGACAATGTCTTTGCCTGATGCAGTGGTATTGCGAATCGCTTTGATCTTCATGGGTTCACCATTTCATAAGACCGCCGGGCTACCCGGCGGCCTGCGCTAAAGAAAGGATCAGTTGGTGCTTGCGTCCTTCATGGCTGCAAACGACTCTGCATGGCGCACTGCAAAGTCAACCGACTGGAAGGCCACCACACGCACCTTGCCAGAAGAGGCACCGGTGTAAGGGTCAACCAGCAGATCCAGGCCACCCCACAAACCCATGACCAGGTCAGCCCAGTTGCCGAACAGAATGGCGCTCAGATCTTCGCCGGTACCCTTGGTGATATTGCCCGGTACCTGATTGCTCACTGCAGTGCGGTAGCCGTTCAGCGGGGCTTGCGGGCTCATGCGGTCCCACACAAACATGCCGGATCCGTCATCCACTTTGGTGGTCTTGAGCTTGCCGCGCACCTTGGCGTTGGTCAGATAACCAAGCGATCCGATGTCAGCGTTATCCACTGCAACCTCGGTCTCCAGCTGCACAATGTTGTCCCAGGTAGGCGCAGCACCGTTGGTGCCACCCAGCACACTGCCGATGCCAGTCTGGTTCAACACGCCGCGCGGCTGGTTGGATGCACCGGTGCCGGCGATACCTGCCAGATCAATGCCCAGCGCAATGGCGCGCATCAAGTCCATGCGCACAAAGCTCTCAACGCTGACGCTGGCCTGCTGGATCAAAGCGCGGCTGAAGTCAGTCAGCGCGCCAATAGTCTTGGGTGTCAGCGGTACCTGGCCAACGCTCATGCCGCTGGGGGTAGCGTCATCATTTTCCGCAAGCCAGTAGGTCTGGCCAGAGCCGGTTTTCTTCGGGATCTGGACATTACCCACCAAGCCAGACAGCGTGGTGATACCCAGGCCAGTCAGAGCCAACTGGTTCTCAAGGCTGTCAATGAAGCTGCCAGAGAGCAGGTCAGTGGAGATCAGGTTGCCACCAGCAGTGGGCGTACCCGCCGTGAGCTGTGAGCGCTTGGCCAGCACCTCTACCGGGATCAGCATGCTGCGGCCTTCACGCTCAAGGCGCGCCATCACACCAGGACCAACACCCATGTCAGATGGGATGATGATGCCCCGTGCATTGCGGCCTTGCAGCTTGGCGGCCTCTTGGCAGGCTTCGATCTCGAAGGCAGCTTCTTTCTGAGCCTGCGGATCCTGCGGGTTGGACAGGGAGCGAATCAGGCGCACAACGCTAAAACGGTTGATTTCACGCTCGGACAGGCCCAGTTCAGAACCGGTAACACCCAGACCAGCCTGCTGGCGGCGCTGTTCTTCCAGCCCCTGATGACGCGCGATATCAGCACCGAGCGTTTCGGCCTCTCGCATCAGGTTGTCAAAGTTGCTGCGCTCTTCGTCACTCAGAGCGCGTTTGGCGGTTTCGGCGGCATCAATGATTTTCTGCGCGTCATCCAGCTTGGCTGCGCGTTGGTTGCGCAATTCCTTCAGATCTTTCTTCATGGTTTCCTCGCGGGCACAAAAAAGCCCGCACATGCGGGCTGGTATGGGTTTTGGTTTGGTTAAGCAAGCCGCTGCATTCGCAGCCGCAAGCCTCGCATTTCATCATCCAGCAGCTGAGGATCAGCCGGCGGCTGCTCTGCTACTTGAGCTTCTTTCCAGCGATCCAGGCTGCGGGCAGATACCGTGGTCTGGCCATAGGCCGGGAAAGTAACCGGGCTAATTTCAAGCACATCCACCTCAAGCAGTGTGCGCACCCACACGTCCTCTACTTTGGCCCAGGCATCCTCAATGGTGATGAAGCCGAATGACATTTCCTTCACGTCACCTCGACTCATGCTCACTGTCAGATCACGGGCATAAGTTGTATCAGGCGGGTCAATCTCAAAGCTCAAGCCGGTCTCATCTTCTTGCAACCGCAAGGTGCCAGCACTCGATCTGCCCAGCACCATGTCAGCGTTGTGGTTCAGCAGCGCACGCACATCGCGGCTGGCCAGGCTTTTTGCAAAAGCGCCAGGGGCGATCTGTTCAACAAAGCCGCCAAGATCCTCAGAGCGCTGGTTAAACACAGCGGCATGACCAGCAATGAGCGCTTTGGTCTCTTCACCAGCAGCCTGCAGGCGCAGCTCTTGCGGCATATAAAAGCGCCGCTCAAAGTCTTTTTTCACACATCACCCCCTTTGGGCTGGCTTTTGTACGCAGCTGGATCCACAAACGCATCCAGCCCGTCCCTGTGGTTAAGGTCTTCTAGCGCCCGCACTTCATTGCGGTCCATCCAGCCAGGCCCGTTGTTGCCACCAATTGCCGCTTTGAAGTATTCAGCCTTGGTTTTCATGTCTACCCGCAGCAGGGCATTATCCGTGAAGCGCAGGTAATGACCTGAGTCCAGGTCACGCTGACCGAGCAGGTCACGCTGCATGGCCTGTTCGATCATGCGCAGCAAAGGCGACAGGGTGAACGTAAGGTGGCCAATAGTGATCTGCTCTACACCCGTACCCCATGTTGAGGTCTTGTCACCATGCCCAATCAGCATGGGATTCATGCGCCAGATGCTGCACACCTCTGAGACCTGGTGCACGCGGGTTTGCAACATCTGCACTTCATCGGCAGACATGGTCAGCTTCACAAAGTCCATGCCCTCCTCAAGCAACATCGGCTTGTGGTGGTTGGCCAACCCCACGTACTTCTCGGCAAAGCTGTCACGCAGACGGTTATAGGCCGGATCACTCAGGGTCTTGGGATGCTTGAGCAAACCCGTTGAAACAGCGCCATTGCTGAATACGCGGGCACCGTGCTCAAGCGCCGCCAAAGCCAGCCCGATAGTTTCCGCATGCAGCCTGATAGGCGACGGCGCTGCCAAAAGATCACCACCAAAAGCGCGCCAGTGGTGAACCTCCTCCTGCAGCAGCGTGACCGGTGCGCCCCGCAGCGGGGTGTAATAGTAATAAATCTCACCATCTTCACCCTGGAACGGCAGCACGCGATCCGGGTGCATGGGCACCAACTCATCGACGCCACGCACCTGGCTCACAATTCGGCTGTAACCATTACCACGAAACAACATGTGGCCAGCCATCATGCGGCGCCACTCAAAAGAGGTTTGCCAGCGGTTAGGCCTATGTTTGATCAGGTTGTACAGCGGGTGATTCTTTGCATACTCAGCGTTCTTTTTGCCGTCGTCTGAGTTGTCTTGGTAAAGATTGAGCGGAAGCATGGCAATACTGTCTGCCAGATGGCTTACGCAGGCATAAGCCGTGGTCAGCTTCATGGCCAGATCCGGGGTAACATTCATCCCAGATGCCGTGCCGCCACCCAGAACGCTGCGCCACATATCCTGCGGCACCACACTTGCGCTACGGCGCTCTGAGCGCCGCAAGGTATTAAATATCGCCATCAGGATTGCTCCTCATCCGGCAGGGCTGGCTCATCACGCACACCACCAAGCAGCCAGGCAAAGGCCAGCAGCAGCAGACCCATGACAATAAAACCTGCCGGGTTGTAAATGAGCCAAGCGCCGTAAGCTAGCAAGGCAGCACCTGCAAGCCCGCCAATATCAGCAACCACATCCCGCGCTTTGATCTTCATAGTGAACGGACTCCTCTGGTCTCGTAGACGGAAGGGCCGTCAGTTTCGTCCTCTCGAATGGTCAACCCGGTGGCCATGATGCCGGCCACAATGCCATCCACACGGCCAGTGGCCTTGTCTTTGGCCACCTTGCGATTACCTGCCGGGTCACTGGTGGTGACCGCGTTCGCAGCGTTCCAGGTCAGAACCGGGTTACCGTTATGCCTTACCTTCTCGTTTACCAATCGAATCTCAAACTCATCAAGCGCGGGGCTCATGTCCTTGTAGCCCTGACCGAATGGCAGCAGGGGCGGCAGGCTGCAGCCCTCCTCTTCAATGAGCATCTTCAGGTCTTCAATGCGCCACCGGTCATAGGCGATGCCCTGCAAGTCAAAGAGATCAGCCAGCTCAACCATCTTGTGAATCACATGCAACTTGTTGATGGCACGGCCCGGTGTTGTCATCAGCCAGCCGGCGTCCTTCCACGCCAGGTAGGGCACGCGGTCACGCTCAGCCTTTTCGTACAAGCCATCCTCTGGCAACCAGAAAAACGGCAGCAGGCGCCAGTGAGCGTCAGCCTCAGTCGGTTCAAAGACCAGCACCAGCGAGGTCAGATCCTGCGTACTGGACAAATCCAGCCCAGCCCAACAGCGACGGCCGCGCAGCAGCTCGGTGTCAATCGGATCTTCTGCCGTATCCCATACGTCACGGCCAATCCATGGGCTGGCCGATTCCACCCACTGGCAGAAGTTCAGGCGCCGCACAGTGGCCACCTTGCTGGGCATGCCCTTGGCTTCTGTCACCTGTTCACGCAGGTACTTCAGGCCGGGGATGCCATCAGCCAGACTGGGGTTGGCCTTGTACCAGCAGGCCTCATCCTTGAACGGATCATCAGCCTCATCCATCGAGCAGATGAAGGCAAAGAAGCTGTCATCAAAGTGGCCGTCATCAGGCCCAGCACCCGCAGCACCAGCACGGCAAACCCGTGTACCGTATTCGTGGTATTCCCAGCACACGCTGTGCTTGTCGGTCCCGCTGTTGGTGATCATCAGGATCATGGCCTGACGGCGGGACTTGGTACCCGCACGCATCATCCCAACCACAGTGCCGTTCTTGTGCTCGTGAATCTCATCAAGCAGCGCAATGTGAGGGCGCGGCCCAGACTGCCCGTCATCAGCGCTCACAGTGCGAAAGAAGCTGCCCGACTCCAGATGCGCCAGGTTCCACTCACGGCCAGACGCGCCAGACTTCTCAAGTCGGTGCGCAAGCAGCGGCGACTGATCAACCATGGCCACCGCGTCACGGAACAGAATCTGCGCCTGATCCTTCTTGGTCGCGGCAGCATAGATCTCCGCGCGCGGCTCACCATCAGAGGTCAACCCATACAGCCCAATGCCAGCAGCCAGAGGCGACTTGCCAGAGCCCTTGGCCGTCTCAATGTAGGCTGTTCTGAATCGGCGGTACCCGTCCGGCGCTTTCCAACCAAACAGCGACCCGATAACAAACGACTGCCAGCCAAGAACCTTGAACGGCTGACCCTCATAGGCGCCCCCGTTGAGCCGCAGCACTTCACGGAAGTAACCAATGGCGTGGCTGGCCGCATCAACATCCCACCGCAGGCCACGCTTGGGGCCGTGCTCCAAATCCTGCAGGTGTCGCTTGCAGGCGTTGCGCACATCAGGACCAGCAACAACCAGCCCGGCAACAACTGCCCGAGCCCAATCAGAACAAGGGTCAGAAGTATTTTTCTGCGACTTCCTTTTGCTCATTGGGGAATAGCTCACCTTGTGGGGTAGCGACCTTCAGGTTGCGCCGCGCCATCGGTGAAAATCCGAATAGCGCGCCAGCCTGGTTCGCGCGTTTTTCAGCGTCATTGCGCAGCTGCCGCCAGATGGATATCTGCTTTGCGCCGGTAGAGAAGGTCATCACGTCACCGCGATCAGCCTGCTGCGCGTTCACCTGGGCGATACGCTGCGAGAATGTCTTGTAGTCCGCGACCGCCTCGCAGTATGTGACCAGCGCCATCATGTCCAGGGTGGAGATCAGGCCAAGCGTAATCAGATCCGGCACCACACGATCCCACTCCTCAGCGGCAGCTTGAGTCAGCCACTCAGGCTGAGGCGGCGCGCCAACCGGCACCGGTGGGTTTTGAATCTCATCATGCAGCGCAGCCAAGCTCTTCTTGCTGCGGTTGCCAGTAACCAGATGGACCACCGCAGGTTTTGCGCTGCGCCCAGAGTTAGAATTTCCAGCCATAAATCACCTCAGATTTCACACAGCAACACCCCCGCCACCAATACCCCCCCTCCCATTTTCCCCGCTCTTACAAACGAGGTTCCCCCCGTCGTTCGAGAGGTTTCGAGGTTTGGACTTTTGGGTGCCCCCACCCTTGCTGGGCTGGGAGACTGCAGAGCCGTGGCAGCAAGGGATTGCTGTGACTCACGATCAATCAGGTTCGGTTCCAATGGTGCGATGCGTTGTGCGGTATGCCATCGAGTGAGCAGCCTGGTTCACCAGACTTCTCTACTCGCTGCTTGTAACTGTCATGGCAAGGCTTACACAGGCTCTGCCAGTTGGTTCTATCCCAAAAGAGTCGGCGCGCTGCAGTGATCCTGTCAGGGTCACCAGACTCAATGGCTTGACCAAGGCGGTGAGGCTTGACGTGATCCACGACCGTGGCAGGCACTACCAGCCCAACCTTCCGACACTCAACACAGAAGGGGTTGGCCTGTAGCCATACGATCCGCGCTTTCTTCCAGCGGTTGTCGTAACCCTTGGCCGCCGAGCTGGTCAGCTTGGTCATCAGCCTCTCAACGCCTTGCGTATTTCAGTGATCATGTCAGTCAGGCTCATGGTCTGGCGTTTGTCCGCATACACAAACCACGCCCTGACAAACACCCAGGCGGGCAATCCGCACACAAAGTGCAGGCCAGCGAGGGCAACCGAACCTTCCCAGACCTCAGCCCAGGCATGCAGCTGCAACCACTGGACAACGAACGCACCACCACAGATCGATGCAATGACCGTACAGATCAAAGCCACCACCCATTCACGGGTGCTTTTCGGCTGGGTCATTGCCATAACGACAATGGCCGCGAATGTTGCGCCGAACAGAAAGCCGGCAATCTTGACCAAGCCTACACCTGCCAGGCCACTGCTAACCGGCTCACTCATGTGCTTCATCCTCATGCTAAGTCCCCGGCAATCGCCTGTTGTCGGATGGTCATAAATAAAACCCCGCTCACCAGGTGAGCAGGGAAAGGCACCCAGGAGTGCCGGTGAAAGGTGGCGCCGTTCCTTGGCAGGGTGACCACCCGCCCGGCGCCAGAAACAGAAAACCCGGCGCGGTGGCCGGGTTTCGGTGTTGATCTTTGGGTGGTCTATTCGGACGCACCTATACAGCTTGCCTACTTTGTACCCTTCCATTGCAATGGCAGCAAGTAGGATTTAATGCCATGCGCCAATAACCCATAAACGCACAAACAATAACCCCCAAACACACCACAAATAACCCTATTAGCCCGGCTTAACATTGTGTGCTGTCCCACTGTCCCGCCAACAGAAAAAGCAGCGGGACAGCGCAACCCACTGATATTTATATAATTGACTGACTGTCTAACTATAAATAATAAATTGGGCGCGTAGGGGTGCGCGTGCGCGTGTGAGCGCCTATGCGGGTGTGTGTGTCCATGTGTGCGCTGGGTGGAAATGGTGGGACAGTAAGACAGAGCCAACAACGGCGCGGCCTTGCGTTGTCCCGCTGGGCAAAACCCCAGTGAGACAAGGCAAGACAGGGCATGGAGTGGCTGCATGTTCATGCCGCCAGCCTCACACTGAGGGCCTGCCGCACATGCTCATGCGCTGTATCCAGCGCGTTGTAGTACGAACGCACGCACCCGTAACCCAGCGCCCGTGCATTGTTTGCATAGGCGCCGGGGTGCAGCAGGTAATGCTCATACACCACCCGCCGCAGATCCTCCCGCAACTGGTTGACCACCAGGTCAGTCACCGGGAAGTAGGGATCACCCTGGCAGCCTCCCCGCGTGGTGGCCGGTATCACCACGCCCTTGGAATCAATCGCTGCCGCCAGGCTGCACTTCACGGCCTGCGGTCCTATGGGCTCACCACGCAGCAACATGCGTTGCGTCTCAGCCCAACTCAACAACAGATCATCGATTGGCTTGATCAAAACGGATCCTCCTCTTTGCGGGCTTGCTCAGCGGCGTCAGCAATCTCACCAGCAGCTGCCCACCTGGCCGGCTTCACATAACCCCAAGGGCGAACGCCACTACGGCTAGCAGCAGGCAGGCGCTTACGCTTCCAGCCCAGCCGCTGCAGGATGTGACCAACCCGCATCTGCTCAGGCTTGCCCCAGTGACCCAGATCCAGCTTGAGCGCATTGGCAAAGACCTGGTCACCGGTAATGATCTCGTTGCGGTCAGGCTGCTCAAGCCACTCCCTGATGGGGTGTTCCCACACGTCAACCATGTAGCGGGCGTCCTGCTCCTCGGCAAAGTCTGCCGTCTCATCCCGCTCCACCCACCAGCGTTCGCCAGCTCGGTAGCGGTGCAGCGCCTCAGCCCATAGCTGGTCCCGCATCGAGCGCAGCAGCTCAATATCCACGTACTTACACAGCACCGGCCAGTAACGCCGGTTGCCGGTAGTGTCCTTCAGGTATTCCTCCTGGTTGGTGGTACCCGCGAACACACACTGGCGTTGAACATCGACTGTTCTGCGGCCATAGCTTTCACGGTAGGTATCCACATAGGCGCTGAAAAACTGCTTTGCCTTGGTGCTCTCGGCCTTGTTGAAGCTGTCCAGTTCGCCAAGCTCAATGATCCATTTGCCACGGATGGCCTGATAAGCGTCTTTGTCACCCAGGCTGAATGGTGAATCCATGAACCACGGCCCGCCCAGCACTGACAGCGCGGTTGACTTACCCTCACCCTGCCCGCCTTCAAGGATCAGCACACTGTCGGCTTTGCAGCCAGGGTGCATGACCCGCGCAACAGCACTGATCATCCAGCGCGCGGCCACCTTGACGCTATAGGCGCTCATGTCCACACCCAGACACTGATGCAACCAGAAGTCCAGGCGGCCTTGCTTATCCCACTCAAGGGCATCCAGGTATTCACGCACCGGGTGCCAGGCATTGTGCGCAGCAGCTACAGCCACCGCCTCAACCACCACCCGCGAGGTAACCCGAAGGTTGTACTGCTCAGCCAGCCACATCACCACCATGGAGTCATCCAGATCACTCCACTCGCCAGCCGACCCGCCATAAGGCGGCGTGCGGCGCTTGACGATCTTGCTGCTGAACTCATTGAAGGCGATCACCTTGGCCCAGCGCTCGTCATTGGTCAGGATCAGCTGCACGTTGTAGGAATGCACATGCAGGGCGCCACTGTCAGCGCGCTGCAGGCTATCCTTCCAACCACCGGCAGCAGGCGGGCGAACCACCGCCATCACCTGCCGGCGCACCTCCTCAAGCCCACCATTCAGGTGCAGGTCGTTGAAGTCGGTTTCTTTATCGCCACGGTCACCCAGCCAAACCGGTTTAACAACCATGCCACCCAGAATGGTCGCGGCTTTGCTGGCCTTCTCAACACCCGTGTTATAGGGCTCATCATTGGGCAGTTTGGTTTTCCAGTCATCGTCAGCGCAGAAGATCAGCTGCCGACCGGGGAACTGCTCACGCAAAACCGTCCCCACTGGCAACAGGTTGCCAGCATCAAAACAGATAGCCACCGCCAAGCCCGTAGCCATGTGCAGGCTGACGCCCGTGGCGTAACCTTCAGCCACCAGAATGGCCTCACCTGGTTCAGGGTGCGGACCAACCATGTGAAAGGCGCCCTCTTTGGCCAGGCCGTATGGCCAGTAGGTTTTATCCCTGCCCAGACTCTCCTGCACCGTGGGGTAGATCACCTGCAGGCCAACGATGTTGCCGCGACCATTGCGCATAGGCACCAACATGGCACCCGACTTGGGGGCATAACGCACACCCAGCCCGATGATCTGCTTGCGCTGGAGGTAGGCGCTTTCGCCCTTGGTAGGCAACCGCTCCCACATCCGCGCCGCGCGCTTCGCCGCCCTGCCGGCCGCCCGCTCTTGGGTCTCAACCTTCTTGGCCTTGGCCTGCTCCATGCGGGCCTTCATCAGCTGCCTGTCTTCATCAGACAGCTTCACACCCTTGGGCTTGATCTTCTGGGTCTCACCCATGCGCCAGTTGCCGAATGACCCAAAGATGATGGTCTCGCCAGCATCAGTGCGCTCATCATAGGCAATGTACCAGCCGGTTTTATCCCGGCCCTTATCGCCCTCAGCCCTTACGCGGGTGAGCTTGCCAAACACCAGGGGCAGATCAACCTGCAGGCCATAATCAGCAAACTGGGCCAGCACATCGTCTGTCACCTTATCCATGCTGCCGCACCCTCTGCTGATAATCAGACTCACAAGGGGTGCAACGCTTACACCCAGGCGCCGCCAAACGGCGGCCCTCAGGGATAGGCTCGTCACAGTCAATGCAGATAGTCAAAGAGGGTCCAGCAGGCGGGGTCGGCAGTGAGGCTTTAACCTGAGCCTCAAGCCATTCATCAGCATAATCGGTAGCGCGGTCTACGGTATCAGTCATGGTTACCGTCCTCTGCATCACTAGTCAGCACCCTGGCCAGAGCAATCAGCGCGCCATGGGCTTGCTGTATTTTCTTCAGGCATACCGCCAACTCATCCCGGTCAATGCGCGAATCATTGGCCAAGCCCTCAGCCACACCCGCCATCAATGCCGACTTTTTCTGCAGCACATCACCCACAGCCTGAATCACCGAACCCAGCGTGGCACAGGCCTCACCCTCAGATGGCACCACCCCGCGCAGATCAACCCAGGCAGCATCGCCAAAGGCCTGCACAACCGAATCCAGAATGCGCGGATCACGGGTAGCCGTAATGATCTCTTCAATGTCTTCAGGGTTGGCTGAATGGGTAGCCTGCGTGGGGCTGACCTTGTGCTGCAGAGTGGACGCACTGCGCCCGTAGAGGGCGGCAATACCAGCGGTGCCCCCGTGGGGGTAGTCGCGGCAGGCGTGGTACAGGGCCAGATTCAGCGGCAAAATCTCCCGCTTGGCCCGCTCAAGACAACTCTTTGCTTCTCGGCTCATGGCAGTAACTCCGAAAGTCTGCCAGTGCCACGGGCTCACTGTTTTGCTACAGTCAGTCCCGTGAACACTGCGTGGTGGTCACAAGTAGGGCCGCTCTTTGCGGAAAGGCCCTGCACCGGTGGCAGAGCGCTTGCATGCGCCCTACCCCCAAACGGCCAGTTGCTCTGTGGTGGAGAGACTGGCAAGCCTCGGCATCCGTGCCGAGACGCAACGGCAGGTCAATCTGTGGTGGAGAGACCCGCAAGTCCTGGCTTACGCCAGGGCGAAAGCCCCAGCCCCGGTAACGGGGCTGAGGTCTTTTATCTAAGCAGCCTGGTCAAGGTCCATGTCTTCCGGCGGAAACACATCATCCAGCGTGCACTTCACACCCTGCTCATTCAGCGCAGCAACAATCGCCCGGCACTCAGCAAGGCCCGGCTCACGCCTGTTCGCCTCGTAGTTGCTGATGCGCCCCTGGGACCAGCCGAGAGAAGCCGCCAGGGCAGTCTGGGTAATGCCAGCCTGGCGGCGCACTTCAGATATTCGGTTCATGGCTCAACCTCTAGTCGTTTCTGGGACAAAGCTAACAACGTTTCGTTTTGCTTGCAACACGTTTAGTTGCCAACAAACAAAACAGCACGTGATAATTTTAGAAAATGGAAACACTAGGTGAACGCATAGCTCGATTACGCCGCGCCAAAGGCCTCTCACAAGTAGCCCTTGCGGCTGATTGTGGCTGGGAAAATGGCCAGGCACGCATTGGCAACTATGAGAGAGACAAGCGCGAACCTTCGCTTACGGATCTGCGCACCCTGGCCAACTCGCTGGGCACCACCCTCACCGGCCTCATCTCGCAGACCGTCCTTGAATTGAACGAACCACAAGGCTTATACCTACCCACGCCCTCTGCCGATGACTACGCGCTGGTGCCCCAGTACACAGCAAGAGGTGCAGCGGGCAACGGCCAGATGAATGAGCACGTGGAAGTCAAAGGCGGCCTGGTATTCAAAAAGGCCTGGCTAGCTCGTATGGGCCTGCGAGACCGTCACCTGCACGTCATATACGTTGAAGGCCATAGCATGGACCCCACAATAAGTGACGGCGATGTGCTGCTGTTTGATGAGAATCAGCGAGAGCCGAAGGACCGCAAGATTTACGTAATCCGCAAGCCTGACGGCCAACTGATCATCAAGCGACTTGTTCAATCGCTCACCGGGGGCTGGGTGATCCGCAGCGACAACGAAGACAAGCGCAGCTACCCCGACCAGCCGATCAGTGATGCCGAGATAGACCAGATCGAAATCATAGGCCGCGCCGTATGGCACGGTGGCGCTCTCTGATGGCTGCACTATTCAGGAGTATCAGCCAGCCGATCAGGACAGATGCAGACTGGAAACTGCTATGGCTGGGCCCAGACAAAGGCCTGATCAAATGCTGGGAAACCGGCCTTCAGGACGCAAAACGCGAAGACAAAAAGCAGCTTGCAGACGCCGCCCTGCTTGGCGAACTACCCGTAGCCAGCTGGAAAGGCGGTGTAAGCCGCAGACTGAAAAAGCTGGAGAAGTACGGGACGCTGCAGTACTTGGCCTACTGGCAGGGCTTGCGCTACCAGGATCTGTGTATTGATCCAGAAGCAGAGGTAACGATCAGCTGCACTAAGACAGGAATGAAAGTCACCTTCACGCCAGACCTTAGCAAGCTCTCGAACCAGACACAGGATGACGACGCAAACGGAGATGCAGAAAATGGTGGATCTTTACCAGGAATTTGAGAACAGCCGCCTGTTCCACCAGGGGCGAATCGACCGCCGCTCAGCTGACGCCCTTGTTGGCATAGCAGCGGGCATAACGGCAGACAACAACGTCAGCCAGCAGGAAGCAGAGTTCCTCAAGCACTGGATAGAAACCAACCTAAACCACTACGCCGACCCAGTGGTAAACATACTGTACCGCCGCCTGGCGGACATGCTCAGCGATAACGTACTAGACCCTGCCGAATCGGCAGAACTGCTAAGCATGCTCAGGCAATTCTCAGGGCTGGAGATAGCCGCCGCAACACATGTACAGCGCCCCTCCTCGCTACCGCTGGACCAGCCACCCCCTTTACTCGACTGGCAAGACCGCGCATTCATGTTCACCGGGGTCATGGCATACGGCCCTCGCAAGAACTGCGAAAGCCTGGTAACAGAGCGGGGCGGGCGAATCTCCCCTTCAGTCAGCAAGAAGCTGAACTTCCTCATAGTCGGCAGCATTGGTAATGACCAGTGGCTGCACAGCAACTACGGAACCAAAATAAAAAAGGCCGTTGAATTGAGGGAAAGCGGAGCGCCTATCGCGATCATCAGCGAGGACTACTGGCAGGCTCAAATCTTCCCCTAGCAAAAATAACAACATTTTGTTTTGACAACATAACAACAGTACGTCATATTTGCCTCATCTCTCCACCACAGAGCTGAGGTATCACCATGCAAACCGCCACCGTTCACATACTCCCCACGTGTGACATAAACAGCATTTTCCACATCCGCCAGGCCGCCCGCGACACCGGCGCAAAGGTGGTATCTGAAAAACCCAAGCTGGTCAGCCGCCCGCAACCCATCGACCCTAACGATGGAGGCCGTGCAGCATGAGCATGCTCAAACTCAACACCGCCAGCCTGCAGCGCCTGCCTGCCCAGCTAACCCTCAACGGCACCTTTCAGCACACCCTGCGCAATGCCAAGGGCGTGAGCTGCGCCATTGAATTTGACGTACTGCAGTGCAGCAAGGCAATCCAGTTCAGCGTAAAGGGCGGCCCTATGTGGCTCAGCTGCACACTGGCCCGCCCAGTCTGCCTGCAGCGCGTTGTCGGCTTTATCGAGAGCGCCACCAATGGCACGCACTGGGCAGACGCACCCTACTCAGAAGAATCCGACCTGGTCACCGAGATCGAAAGCACCCTGCGTGAAGTTGCAGTAAAGCGCCAAGGCACTTACCACCTCAGCACTGATGACGATATCTGGGTATCCATTGGCGCCATTGGCAATCGCTGCCGCATCGAGATCGACAGCACCGCATTCAACATGCAGCTGCCCACCAACACAGATGAAGCCTACAGCCAGCTGCACCAGAACCTGCACGCCTTCATCAACGCTTGTCGCGCCACAGCGCACACCGCGTAGGAGGCAACCATGCAGCGCACCCTTGCCCAAACCGCCCGCGTGCTTGGCGTCAAACGCAAAGACCTGATCAGCCTTATGCAACAGGCCGGCCTGCTCAACAGCCAGAACCTGCCCGCCAACCCCATGCGGGACAAGTTCTACCTCACCACCAAGCACGGCCAGTGGTATCACCCCCAGCTCGGCTTGCAGTACAGCGAATCCACCAGGGTGAGCCAGTCCGGCATCAACTGGCTGGCAGACAAACTGGGGCTTGAACGCCCACCGGTCCCACAGGAGCGGCGCCGTGTCGCCTAGACAGTACGCCGCCCAGATCCTCGGCCTGCCCACCAAAGCAGAACGGCAGACCGCACTGAATCAGGTACCCCAGGAATGGCGCGAACTGGTTAAAACCCACGTGCGCAATGGCTGGCACCACCCCGCCGCCAACAAGAACAAGGCAAGCCGATGACAGACACAGCACAAAAGGCCATCCCACTGCGGCTGGCCCCAAACTCAGGCACCCTCGAAAGGCTGTTTGCCACCTTTGGTGATGAACTCATCCCCCTTGAAGAGCTGCGCCTGCGCTACTTCCGCAACCTGAATACCGAGACCTTCAACAAAGCCCTCGGCACCGAGCGCATACCCCTGCCGCTGATCACCCTGGACGACAGCAACAAGGCGCCCAAGTACGTCAGCATCCGCCACCTGGCCACCTACATCGAGCAACGCGCCTACCAGGCAGACCAGATAACAACCGCCCGGATCACCCCGGACGACACCACCCGCTGACCGCCACCACCGGCAGCACACCACCACGGAGAACCAACATGCAACTCACCTACATACTCATTGCCGTCTCTTACATTGCACTCGCCCTTGGCACCTATGCCTTTGGCCTTATGTGCGGTCGCGCCCAAGAGCAAAAACGCATCAAGCCCTATCTGGAAAAGCAACGTGACAACCTCATGATGCAGCGCCACAGCGCCTACATAGCAGGCAAAGAAGCTGCCGAGGCAATCGCAAACCACAGCCAAAAGCTACTCAACACAGAGGATTACTACACCCTCACCCGCGCCGCCCATGAGCTGCAGCTGGCCGCCAAAACCTTTGAAGCCATGAACAGCCAGCACGCCCTCACAGCCGCCAACCTGTCTGCCGGCACCCTGTCCATCGCCCAACGCATGGCACCCAAAACAGCCGCCAACGCCGCCGCCATCAACCAACAGGAGAACGCAGCATGAGCTGGATACTCACCGCCACCGGCAAACGTATAGACCTGCTGCGCCCAGACCCCAGCATGATCTGCGCAGAAGACATAGCCCACAGCCTGTCACGCCTGTGCCGCTTCAACGGCCACACCGCCCCCCATTACTCAGTGGCAGAACACAGCCTGCGCGTGGCCGCTATCGTGCCCGAGCAATACCAGCTGGACGCCCTGCTGCACGACGCCACCGAGGCTTACGTAGGCGACATGACCCGCCCGCTGAAACAACTGATGCCCAAGTACCAGGACATTGAGCACGGCATCTGGCTGGCCATCTGTCAGCGCTTCAACCTCAACCCAGTCTTGCCCAGCTGCGTCAGAGAGGCAGACATGATCATGCTGGCCACCGAGCGCCGCGACCTCATGCCCCACCACCCGGATGAATGGCTATGCCTCAACGGTGTAGATCCGCTGCCAGAGACAATCAAGCCGCACGCCGCACCGGCAGCCAAATACCTGTACTTCCAGAACCTGACCGACCTGCTGGCCAACCGCAAACCCACACTCAAGCTAGGGGGTGCAGCATGAGCATCGCCATGATCACCGCACTGCGGCAACAACGCGCCGCCCACCTGGCTAATGTTCAGCAGGTCCAGAACAGCCCGCGCAAATTCATCCCACAGGATGCCGACCGGGCAGAGAGAACCATTGCCACGCTCAACAACCAGATAGCAGAGATTGACGGGCAGATCAGACGACTCGAAGGGAGGCCGGCACTATGACCAACAGCACCAAACAAGGCAGTGCCAGCGCACATGCATCCAGCCCGGCAACAAAGAGCCACTGCCCCGCAGGGGCAGGCCTTATCAATAACCCACAGGCCAGCGAAGGGTCGCATACCCCACCGCAAGCGTGCGCCACGCCCGCCCATGACCCTGCTTGCCAGCTACCCAGCGCAGCACAGGCAGCGCAGCTTGCTGAGGGGTATAAGCACTCCATCCCTGTAGTGAGATTTGGTCAGGGCAAGAACGTCACAATCACATCGGGCTCTTATCCCCTATCGGATGACGTAGCCAATCGCCTGACTATCGAAGTAAATGGCGAACCCATCGTTGCCCTAACATTTGCCACTGCAAGCCATGCTTCAGACGTTCTTAAGGCGCTGATTTGCCAACGGCCTGCCGATCCATCAAGTGCCAGATCCTGCGGTTGCCAGAACTGGACCCGCGAATGCAACAAACGCACCGGGTGCCACATGACCACCCGCTACATCAACATGCGCAGCGACCACCCACTGACCCCCAACGTATTGGTGGGCATCGACAGCGAGGGCGGCAGCCATGACTAGCCCAACCGTTTCACCACGTACCACCAAAACCACACTCTCCACCACAGAGGCAACAACCATGACCACCACGCAAACCGTACCAACCGTACCCGGCACCCCCTTTGAAGGCGGGTACTATGCCGGCCGCTTCCAGCTCGACGGCCAGCAGTATGCCCTTATCGTCTCACCCAAGGCCGCTGGCCAAGTGAACAGCGCCGAGTGGGGCAACTACGGCAATAGCATCCCCGCCACCAGCTGCAATGATGGCCTCGCCAACACCCAAGCCATGGCCGAGGCAGGCAGCGACCTTGCCAAACAGATGCTGGCCCTTGATATCAACGGCAACCAGGACTGGTACCTGCCCAGCCGTGATGAGCTGGAACTGTGCTACCGCAACCTCAAGCCAACAGAAGAGCAGAACTACTGCACCTTCCGCGACGGCGACAACCCCAGCAGCTTGCCAGCGGGCTACCCCTACACGGCAACCAGCCCCGGACAGTGTGCCGATGCAGCCTTTCAGCAGAGTGGTGAGCAGGCATTTGATGACGCCTGGCACTGGTCCAGCACGCAGTACAGCCCGACCAGCGCGTGGATTCAGCACTTTGGTGATGGCATCCAGGGCAGCGATCGCAAGGACTACGCCCTTCGGGCTCGTGCCGTCCGCAGATTCATTATCAATTCAGCCCTTTAACAATTTCAGCCGAGCGCGCAGCGCTCGGTCGCGCACCTATTGAGGCAACCACAATGAATAGCTTGATCACAGTAGAAGTCGGCACCACCCGCGTTGAAACAACCAACCCCGCGCTGGCACGCAATGTATTGGAATTTGCCACCGGCCTGCAGGTAGACCAAGAGCAGTCTTTCGCCAGCCTGCTTGAGGAAATCTGCCCACCCCGCATCGGTGAAAAATGGCGCGGCCAGGGCGGCATCTATGTTGGCTTGGTACGTGGCGAGAGCGGCCAGCCGGATTACCACCTGGTGGTATCGGAGAGCAGCGCAGGCCAGCAGGATGAAATCCAGTGGGGCTCAGCAGGCGAGAACGAACCAGATGCCACCAATGAATGGGATGGCAAAGCCAACACTGAGGCGCTGGCCAACTCAGAGCACAGCCACCCCGCAGCCGAATGGGCAAATGGCCTCAACATCGAAGGCCATCAGGACTGGTACCTGCCTGCCCGCCGTGAACTAGCCCTGTGCTACGCCAACGTGCCAGAGCAATTCGAGAAGAAATGGCACTGGTCCAGCACGCAGTCCAGCCCGCTCGGCGCGTGGGGTCAGACCTTTGTTGATGGCCGCCAGAACGGCGCTCACAAGGACTACGCCCTTCGGGCTCGTGCCGTCCGCAGATTCGTTAACCATTCAGCCCTTTAACTATTCAGCTGCGCGCTAGCGCGCAGCTTCGCGAGTTTTCAGCATGGCCCTACACCACCAATTACCGATCTACAAACTGGCCAGTGATCTAGCCAGCCTGGCAACTGACCTCATCAAGAACATGCCGCGTGATCTCAAGCGGACCCTTGGCGAGAAGGTGCTGATGGAATGTATCGACGTAACCGTCCTGATCCTGCGCGCCAACGTCGCACAGGGCCGGGGCAAGGTACCGCACATAGAGCAGATCCTGGAACGCATCCAGGTCATCCAGCTGATGCTGCGCCTATCCGTTGATAAACGCCTCATCAGCACCGCCCAGTTCGCCAGAGCTGTAGAGATAACCGACTCAGTAGGCCGGCAAGCAACGGGGTGGAAAAAACATGCCGCAACGTCGCCCGCTGCGTGATCGCCAAGGCGGTCATGCCTGCGCGATTTTGAATCTGGTCGTGCCGCTGGCCAACCCGGCCACCGCCATGTGCACCAAGGGAACCGCCCGGCACCGTCCGCGCAGGCCCTGCACAGTTGCCCCGCTGACAGGCTCAGGCCCTCGGCAGGGCAACGTAAATAGCACGACTTGGCGCAGTACAGCCCGAACAACGCGTGGAATCAGAACTTTGATGATGGCAACCAGAACAACGATCACAAGGACAACGCCCTTCGGGCTCGTGCCGTCCGCAGATACTGCCGATGCCGCACCGGGCCATGCTGATTTTTTATTTCAAGAGCTCGTCCAAGCCTACCTGGACTGCCGCCGCAGCAAACGCAGCAGCCGCAGCGCACTGGCCTTCGAGCTCAACCTGGAGCACAACCTCATGCAACTGCACACCGAACTGCAAACGGGCACCTACCAGCCCGGGCGGTCAATCTGCTTTGTAGTCACCCAGCCTAAACCCCGTGAAGTATGGGCCGCAGACTTCCGCGACCGCATTGTCCACCACCTGCTCTACAACCAGGTAGGCCCAACCATAGAACGCCGGTTCATAGCCGACAGCTGCGCCTGCATCAAAGAGCGCGGCACCCTCTACGCCGCCAAACGGCTTGACGCCAAAGTGCGCAGCATCACCCACAACTGGAGCCAGCCCGCCCACTACCTCAAGTGCGACCTGGCCAACTTCTTTGTCAGCATCAACAAAACCGTGCTCGAGCAGCAACTGGCCAAGCACATCACCCAACCCTACTGGCAAGCCCTCGCCCTGCAGATCCTCTGGCACGACCCACGGCAGAACTATGAACTGCGCACCACACCCAAACTGCTGGCCAAGGTACCGCAACACAAACGCCTTGCCGAGCAACCCGCCCACCTCGGCCTACCCATTGGCAACCTCAGCAGCCAGTTTTTTGCCAACGTCTACCTCAACGCCCTGGATCAATTCATCAAACACCAGCTGCAGGCCAAGTACTACATCCGCTACGTGGATGACTTTGTACTGCTGCACCAATCACCGCAGCAGCTAAACCAATGGCGGCACCAGATCGAACAGTTCCTGGCCACACACCTGCAAGCCCAGCTCAACCCCAGCAAAACCATATTGCAGCCGGTAGACAGAGGCATCGACTTCGTTGGACAGGTCATCAAACCATGGCACCGCGTAACCCGCCGCCGCACCCTCAAAACCGCCTTGCGCAAAGTCACCAGCACACCGCAACCACAGCTACGCGAAACCGCCAACAGCTACTTTGGCTTGCTGAGTCAGGCCAGCCACAGCCAGCGGGACAGAGAAAAGCTGGCCAAGGTGCTGCTGATGCGTGGGCGGGCTGTGAATGCGGGGATCAGCAAGATTGTCGGGAGAAGAGCATGAAATACCAGCCAGATATGTACCTGACATGGGACCCCTTCGAGGGCGACATGGACGTGGATATCCGCTGCCGCAAGGTCAAGCTTGTGCGCGTCCGGAAAGCCCACGTATGCCACCTGAGCATGGGCGGACCAGAGCCAGAACACGAAATCCAGCCGGGAGAGATGGCGCGCCATGAAAGCGCATTTGTGGATGGCAGCCACTGGGGCAGCTACTACGCCTGCATACCCTGTATGGATGCCTGGTTCGACGAACTGAACTACGACCTTCACGGCGACGACATGGACGAGCTGGAACCAAAAGAACCAGAGGGCATGCCGTACCGCTGCGAACTTACCCCTGATATGTTCGGGGGTACAGCATGACCCGCCGCAAACACCACAACGCCCAAAAGCGCAGCCAGGCAGAAGCAACCGCCATCCTCCGCGATATCGGCATACTGTTCCACAGCGCCATGGCCGACAAAGAGGTGCGCGTGGTCAACATCAAGCGCGAACAGGTGTGCATCCTCAACCGCTACAGCGCAGACCTCATCATCCAACGCCACTGGCGCTGGACCGTAGCCCTATCCATCTTCACCACCGCCCGCGTAAACCGCATGGAAATCATCCAATACAACACACCCTGCCTGCAGGCCGAGCTGGTCGAAGCACTCGAAGAAGACCACCAAACCCTACTGGCAAAGGTGAAGATTGAACTGGCACTGGAAGGCAAAGGCGAAGAGGTCCACAGCTTTGGCTGGATAGCCATGCCCGTCACCACCGATCTGGAACTGGACAAGGCAGAACGCCTCTACGCCACAGCACTGGCCACCATCAAACCGCATCAGGAGGCGGCATGATCAACTTCATCCACACCACCGGTGCAAAAGAGTTCCTACCACCAGAGCATCAAGAGCGCCGCTTTGAAGTGGTACGCAAACCATCAATCCACAGCCGCGCCCTGGACCTGCAGCGCATCTGCGACATATGCAACCGCGCACGCAACCAAGGTAACCACCAAAAATGCTCGAAACTACGCCAGGCAATGAACAGGAGCAAATCCCAATGAACACCAAAGACTACCGCTACCTGGACACACTGCCAGACAGCTCAATGCTCAGCCCCGATGAAGTGCTGGCCTTGGTGCGCATCTCCAGATCAACTTGGTACGCCGGCATAAAAAGCGGCCGCTACCCACCAGCCACCCACATCGGCCCCGCCTCACCACGCTGGAGGCTGGGTGTGATAAGAGACGTAATGAACGGAACATACAGCCGACCAGAGGACCAAAATCAGGCGGCATGAAACTGCCACCAAAACTGCCACCAACGGGCAGAAACAACAAAGGCTTGCACGGTTAACAACCTGCAAGCCTTTGTTTTTTATGGTGCGCGAGCCCGGATTCGAACCGGGGACCTACCGCTTAGGAGGCGGTCGCTCTATCCAGCTGAGCTACAAGCGCACAGGGAACTTGCCGACAGATTTACCCTCTGAGGAAGGTGGCCAGTCTTGGCGCCGGAATCATAACTGATGCAGGCGCCGCTTGACCACCTTGGCTAAGCAAGCAGACAGATGGTTGCAATATGCCATCTGTCGGAAATACGTCACAAAAATGGGCCATAATTCCGTCACATGCTGCCCAAGTGTTACAAAACCAAGTATAAGTTAGCTTTAGGCCTTGCTCGCAGCACAGATCACGCATCAACAAGGCTATAAATGATGCCGTAAGCTATACTGGCAAACAGGGTGTCTGGCAGATTTCAATTGGCCAGTATCGATTTTATTCTCACAAGCGATTAATGTTGCCCATATGAAAACTGCAACCCAACATTACACCAGCCGTACCGCTGACAAATTCGTGGTTCGCCTCCCGGAAGGGATGCGTGAACATATCGCTGAAGTTGCCAGACAACATCACCGCAGCATGAATTCGGAAATCATTGCCCGGCTGGAACACAGCCTGCTGGATTTGCCCACGCTGCCGGAACATCCTACTCGACATAGTCTCAACGACAAGCAACTGGATACGCTGACGCATCCAGAGCGTGAGTTGCTGCTACGCTTCCGCGAAATGTCACGGCGCCAGCAGAATGCACTCCTTGCCTTGCTGCCTGGTGAAGAGCAAAGCGCCTGA